TCACTAGCATCGTAAGATACCAGAGCTAGCTGCGACAATACAGTTTTCTGCTTATACGCTTTAAGCAGATCCGCAACTAACTCCGGTCTTACATGGCAGGAACGCATTGTTTCGAGGACAGCTCTGTGTGTTTTATCAATCTTTCCAGATGTTTCACAGATTACCTCGAATTCCTCGACAGATAAGTCATCATCATGTTTAGCATGATAGTTGTCAAGGATGAACAAGATGGTTGATAGTTCAGAGGTAAGTTGTTTATTTACAACATACTTACGATAATCTATCCAAGTTTGTTTAACAAGTAGGCTTTTCAGTACTTGTAATTCAATCATTATATAAGCTTTATTATATTAATTATATTATTATATATATATATATTATATATACTATACTAATATTATATCATTGTTTTTTTAGTTTGTCAAGAAGTATTTGATCTTTTCATCAGAATATTCTTTTGGGTCTAGTGTGGTAAAAACACACATAGCTTTTAGTCCAATTGATTGGCTTCGATTTACAATGTCATGGGCATTTTTCCACTTGTCTGAGTCTAGCCACACTAAGATACCGCTACAGATGTCCTTTAAACGCATTAAAAGGGGTGTAGAAGCATCAGAGCCCCATAAAGGCATGGCATAGCCTTGCCGAGAGACTTTAATGGCGCTAAGGAGGTCTTCTGTAAGTATTAGGATATTCTGTTTTTTTCCAAGAGGATACAGTATATCATGGATTTTACCGTGAGATTTGTATTTACAAGCAGCTTCTGTTGCGAAGTTACGAGCTTGAAATGCCCGTAATTCATCACCTTTGTAGAGTGGGTAGATAAGTTGTTCTCTGGAAGGCGACCACAACATGCGATACATTGCTCGTTCGGTCGGTGTAATTCCATATTTATTTAGCCAAGCCACTGCTTTTGGATCAAGTGTCGCTACACAATCTCGTGGTAATTTTACAACAGTTGATTCAGGATTGTTGTTTTTTGGCACATAATGTGATGAACCTGTTGTATATCCGCAACCAAAACAGTAAGCAGATCCATCATCATACCTCCCAAGGTTGTCTTTCGATCCGCACTTCGGGCACGGCTCGTGTTTCATGAATAATGCCATTAGTGTTGTAGGCCTGTGTTGGTAATGTTGGGAATCCTGTGTCTAGTAGAGTTGTTGTTGGGTTTAGTCCTACTGCCCATGTTCGTTGTATTTCCGTTAGTCTATACTCTGTTGGTGCTCTGCCCAAAAGTCCACCGAGAGTAGCTCTAGGCTTTGTTATTCCATGTGTTAGTGTTAGTGGAACATCTCCTTCAATTTCTTTTTGTTCTAGATCTTCGTTTAGTGTGTCATTTGCCCATTGGTTTTGGTTGATTTTATCTACTTTTATTTTACGTAGGTGAATTCGTACACAGTGAGTAGGATCAATAAATTCCTCATGATTGTGGTTTAGGAATAATCCAAACACACCATTTTCTTCACCGTGTGCTGTGACAGTACTTACTTGGTGTTTATACTGCACGACACAACCGTAAGGAAAGTCACGCTTTAATCGTCGGTAGTTAGTATACATGTTGACGCACTGGGGCTGGGAAGGTAAGGCGACGCTTTTTAATAATCGGATGCTTCTTGGTTTTCATCATACTCATTTAGATCATCTCTTTCTGTATATTCAATTTCATCAGCAATTGTAAGGAAACATTTATTACACATATCAATGTATTCACCAGTTACAACAGCTTTACGTGTTGCTTCAAAGTCTGTTAATACGCAATTACAGGACAAACATCTCATCAGTTCTTATCCTTTACTTGATGCCATTTAACAAAGTCTACTGCATCCCAAAAACCATTTTCATATTCCTCAGAGTTTATTCCTGTCATGGTAATGTCTGAATACCATACAATCATCTTCTCTAGGTGTGCAAGTCTTTCGTTCTTTGTTTTAAGTCCCTCAGCGTATCCAAAGGCCTTGCCCCTTTCGAATGCGTCTAGTGTTTGCTGCTCAGCTTCTGTTGTCATTTCTCTTGTGCCTTTCTTAATATTGCTCTAGCAAAATCATGTATTTCGTATAGTCTTTTTTCGCCAAACGGCTCGCTGACTTCTTTATAAACTTCCATAATTTCCTCATCTGTTAATTGTTCTTTTACTGGATGGGCTTTCAACGCTTCTATTTCAGCTTGCATTTCTGCTAACTTATCGCATGGCACTAATACTGTGTTGTGCGGTCTTTCGTATTGATGGGTATCCATAATCTCCTGTGTCGATGCGGCTAGTTCCCACAATGCTTGTTCTTGCTTCATGCCAAGTTGACGGCCAGCTTCGTAGCCTTTGTCCCAACCAATAGCCTCTGCCAACTCAACGTCGTGCTTTTGGTAGGCTTCTAACTCATCAATACGCTTTCTCTGCTCTGCGTGACGCAGTTCGTACTTAATTAGTCTTTCTTGTTGCTGGCGTATCATGGTGGCGGCTTGTTTAAATTCATCACATAATGGATATTGAAACCCAGCTACGCTATATTTTTTCATTACATCAGCTAGTTCATTTGCGTTCATAGTAGCTCCTTGATGTCAATCACCCTCATCATGCCAAGGCCGTCTTCTTCGAGCAGGGTGGCCAAGTTGTTCATCACCATCTCGGTGTAGGCGCTCATACCCTGACAGCCTTTCTTACAATAATACACACTGCCGGAGTATCCATGAACCTCATATACGTTCTCTGTCTCTACTACCCTCTCAATGCCGCTGTTCATGCGCCATGAGTCGCCGCCGGTGAAGTTGCCATAAAACGAGCCGACCACCTTGTCAATAGGCGGATGGTCTTTGCTAGTGATGTGGACAATAGCCCACCTGTCTGGGTAGTAGTCACTCATCTTCATCTTCCTCTGTACGTTTAGTTCTGCCCATCTCTTTGGCGTGTGACTCACACAGTGTAGCATGCCATCCGTCGGTGTATGTTTTGCCCGGTGCGCCGCACTCCTCGCACGTCCGGTGTGACATGGACCCCGCAAAGGTGATATAAGCCCAGTGCTTTTCAGTTGCGCCTTGTACGTAGAATCGCAGACCACCAAACTTTTCCTTTACCTGAGAGGCAACGGGCACTTTAGCGGTCTCTTCGTCTAGCTTGGCTTTCTTTTCATCAACATACTCTTGTGTTACCAATCCCTTATCGCTGTTCCATGGATGTGGCTTTCCAATAAGTGCCTGCCAGTATTCGTATTGGCTTTTCGCTGTGCGGTAGTCACTGGTTAACAAGCTGCACAGGGTGTCGATGATGTTATACCAGCCATCACCACAAGAAAAGCCCCAGCACATTGCCGTCTGGTTCATTGGCTTGTTACGGTCACCAAAAATCAGAGGGTAGTTGTCACACAACTTTTCGTCTAGTTCTTTTTTCATTCTGTGTCCTCAATGTTGATGTTGTTGTCCAGTCTGTACTGCTGCTCGTTTTCAAACACTTTACGGATCTGTGGTCCAATGTGGTGTTGTGTTACAAGTATGGCCTCGATGTGGTTGTTAGTCATCTCAGATAGCTTAATGCGCTTTAGTGGCTGATCGCCACCCTTACCATACGAGCCCCAACAAAATCCCTCACGGATCTCTGTGTGCGGGTCTGTGTCGTATACAGAAGCGTCTGTGTGGGGTGCGTCGTCGTGGATGTTAGTGCGTTGGTATTCCAGTCCGCCATCAATCATATACTCCTTACCATTCTCGTCGATGTATGTCTTGCAATCATGGCGATGATAAGACTGCAACATAGTGCCGTCAGGTGTGATGATACGGTTAGCTAGTAGTTTAGGTTCGTTCATACTGCCTCGGCATATAGAAGTGTAGTAGTTTCTGTAATCTCATCAGGACGTTCAAGTGCTTCTGGATTAAAGTTAATCTTGTTTACAGGGAATTCCATATTAAGACAAGAAAGTCCGTCAGATCCTTCAATGGCTACAATTGGGTCTCCTTCTTTAAAGTTACGTTTACGATCACTCGTTGGAATAACTGCCCAGATTTGACCGAACATTTCCATAGCTTCTGGAGTAAGTCCTACTATGATTTGATTATCAATACGTTGTTGCCAGAATAATTTACTCATATGCTTCCTTAATAATTGCTTTGCTGTATGTTTCTAATGTAGTTCCTTCTAAACCAGGAGCAGTGTTTACTTCTAGCGCATAGCTTTTATTATAATGTTCATTCCATACCATATCTACTGCACCAAAATCTAGACCTAGTGAAGCCACTGCCTGAATAGCTGTTGTTCTGAGATCGGTTGGCTCGATAATGTCATCACGACAAAATACAAAGCCATTAGCATGATTGCGAATAAGGAAATCAGCTTCATGTGCATCAAAACCACGTCTTTTTTCTTGAATATCAATAATTTGATTGTTGAATACGTGGACACGGAATTCTTTCTTTTTCTTAATGTATTTAGTGTATAGCGGGGCGTGTACTAGTTCTTGCGCAGATCGTGCAATAACAATACCACGACCACTATGAGCACGAGTAAGGGTTCTACAAAATACCACGTGGCCAGCAGTAACCCAATTAAGTGCGTCATTATAATTTAATGTCCATTCTGGGTGATTTACTTCATTAAGTTTAAAACATTCCAGAGTTTTAATTTTATCAGATGCGATAGCCACACCAGTAGGCTTGTTAACAACACGACACCTAACATGGCGAGGGATAATGTCACTAGAACCCCAATTAATAAGGACTCTAGTAGATTTACAAAGAGGGACACGATCACTCCTAATGGATAATACATTCTTTGTTAATTTCTCGGAAAGTAATGTCTGTAATGCTCTCGCCGATCGACTTCCTTGTCGATACTTCAATACTGCTATTTTGCTGCTTAGTCGATGTTGCTTCATCTAAAGCCTCCGTAACACAATCGGCACATACAATCCGAAATTGATTTGTTTTATTCTTAATCTTTACAGATGTTAAATCTGCTTGGTTTGTTTGTAATTTGCCACCACACTTATCACATTTTCCATGTACTACAAGATGTTTCCACAGTGCTTCTGGTATACTTGTTTGATATAGTTGTGTCATTGGTGCTGCTGCAATTTCACCAATCCAGTATGAATTACCGCATACTGATCTAAGTGTGCCTCTAACAACACCAGTAGCCATTGTGTTTTTTAGCAATGCATTTAGGTCGTCTTTATTGAGGCCACGTTCAAGCATTCCTGTAAAATCCTCACCACCCACAGGCCATACTGTTTTTCCTTTAACACGAATGTTACCATTAATGGTTTCTTGTAATAGTTCAGTTACCTTAATGATTGGTGTGTCACCATTTTTAAAAACAAGAGGGCCATTTATGTCCGTAGTATCTTTCGTAGTAGTCTTCATCTGACTCTGGTTTTGCTGGGACCCCGACAATTCGCAATTGCTCTGGTTTGCGTAGATCCCACTTAGCTTTGGGCGGAATGGCTCATATTCTGTTGTTTCAGCAACTCCTTTTGAGTCATAAGAATAAATAGTGTTTGTTTTAAACAACTTAGCTTGGTAGTTGGTTGTTGATTTACGATTAACTAACCAGTTAAGCATATCACCTTCAGAAGCAATATAGATGTTATTTGCTGTTTCAATATATGCTAATGGTCGATCACTATTACGAGTAATGTTTAATTTACCTGTTTCTCGATTATACCAAATAAAGGCAAAAGCACCGTCAATCTCACTAAGCACTTCCGCTGCAGGACGCTCATTGAATGCATGTGCAATAGCATGGCTATCTACTTCTACTTCTTTGTTAAAGTCTTTTTGATTGTTTAACGTTCCGTTATGAACAAGACAGATTTTACCTTCACTGAATGGATGGGCGTTTACACTATTAACAGCACCTCTAGTTGCGTAACGATTATGTCCAATAATAACATTCATACTGCTGATTGCTTTAGCCCTAAATTCACTCCACTCATCACAACGGAATAGGTTATGTGGCTCTGCGGCTACTTTAAGTGTACGTGCTTGTTTGTTTTTATATACACCAAAGACTCCTGTTGAATCTTCTCCACGAATGCTATCAGAAATTAGCATGCTTTGGAATAGTTCCATTTCCGAATAGTTAAATCCTTGTTGTGTTTTTGCGATCATACCGACGATTCCACACATATTAGAATTTTCCTTCCATGATATTGCGTGTGTTGTTGTTAATAAACAACTTACTAATAGAGAGATCTTCTTGCATTTTCTTTTCCCAACTAACTGATTGTAATACTGTGAACATCTCATTAAAGACGAGGCGTCCTAATCTACTGTAATCGCCTTCTTTGCTTATTGTTTGGATAAGGTTTTCTAGTGTTTCTGTTTCACTGTTGGTTGCGTATGTATATAATCTATATAATAGATGTAACCATGTAAAGATAGTGCTTTTATCTTTAGTGCCTCGTAGATGTCGGAATTCAATTGTACCATATTCGTTAATAGGTTTTACGTTTAAACCAGTATATTTAGACCAATAACGATAAACATCACCTTGAAAACATATGGATTTAAAGCCGTTGTAGTATTGTGTATTTCCAATAGGCACACAGAAGATTGACTTTTTACGTTCTTTACCAGCAAAATCATATAACAGATCTTCAAAGCATTGATACAAGATAACAATGTTATAGATTTGTTTTAAAGTAAGTTCACGGCAGTTTAAATGTACATGAATACTAGTACGTGGACTAAAGTGAGCGTCTTTAGGTAAGTTATCAAATAGATTGTTAATTGCTGTTTCTACTTGTTTGGGGGAGCTTGGGCTTGTAATAAATTCACGACCATTATTTCGTAATGAACCATCGTCAGTGATTGTCCATATTTGATTGTTGATAGTAATTACACGACCAGCTAGATTTTCTACCTCAACTTCAATGCCAGTAATAGGAACACTATATTGAGCGAATCCCTGCTCATTGGTGTTTTCTTTGGTGGCGTTTAAACGCAGTTCTTCAAATTCTTTTAGTTCACTTAATTTCACGATGTACCTCTGTTTCAAAGGACGGTGCTTTAATATTTCCATGCTGATCTACTGTACCTATTGCAGCATATCTATACCAAAGCGTATACTCTTTGCTTTCTTTTTTTCCTTTAGCAATAGCCATATTACGACTTAATGCAACAGATTTAAATCCTTTTTGATTAATCAGCTCTAATGCCTGTTCTAATGTATGGTATGTTGGATCAAACGCTTCACGCACTTTAATGAAACATGGATTGTTGTTTCCTCCCCTCGGCATGTTAAACTGAAGAGTTGGATCATCAAACTGACAGTTATTTTGGTGAATGCCTCGTTTCCATTGGCGCTCTGGTCGGCGGCTAAAAAATAGTGCTTGATCTTTGTATTGGATAAATCCTGTTTTAGGAATTCGGAAGAAGATCTTTGCTTGTGTGTTATAGTTAAGAATTATTGTACCAAGAATGTCACTCTGTAATTCTAACTCAGGGAATTTCTTATTTAAGGTACGCATAGAACGAAATTGAAAGATTTCAGATTTATTACCGTTCATACTTACTTGAACAAAGCTTCCTTGATATTTACGTTCGAAGTCTTCAAAGATTTGATTAGGATTCATAATTTAGGTAATATTTCATTAATACGAGCTAATAACTTTTCATCAGAGTTATTGATACAATCTTGTAACATTTTACCAAGTTCATTAGGGATTTTTTTATTATCACGAACAAACTGAACGGCTTTTTGAGTTTGATTGAATGCCCATTCTTTGAGCTCATCACTCTGCAACCAAGCGTTTGATGCTGTACGATACTCAACACCATATTCTTTTGGACGGAAAGCACCTGCTTTTCCATATAGTTTACGTCGTTCGGTGTCTTTGTCGAATTCTACCATTTGAGCACCAACAAAGAGATCCATAGCTTTTACTAGCTCTAGTTTATCTAACTCAGGAGCTTCGATATGAATGTGTCCACCTGCGGAACGCAAGCTAGCATCCTGAGTCCTAGGACGAGGGTTAGCATCCCCAGCACGCCATGCATTAAAATCAGGCTCACATCCAAAAGTTTGTGCCCCCTTAGTGTCCAGTTGTTCATCACTAAATCGAGCAGAAGGAGTGTTGATAACAGCAAGCCCAAGCTCAGCAGCACGCTTAGTGATCCAATTAAGATTGTAGTTAATAACACGAACAAATTCCTTTACATCGTTTGTTGGCGGTGTGTTGAACTCAACAGTAACGTTATCTTCTTGTACAGAACATCCGTCACCGATCGGCATTGGTTCATCTTTAGAGCCTCCAATAAGACCTACAGATGAGATAAATTCACCTGTTTTGGATTGGAGGAATGTTTCCGGGTCACTGCCGATACGTACGTTTTGTTTCCACATATTCACTACTCCTTATCGTATTTAATTCTTTTATGGCTTGGGTTTTTAAATTGATACAGTTCCATTTTATGAAAGCTTGTTGCTGTGTTATAGAACGTATCACAAAGTTTAGCACGAGTCACGCTTTTTAATGCGTTTAGTAGTTTATGATATTTAGGTTCTTTTTTACTAGGACCAAATTTATGTCCATAACCACCATTTACCCTATCATATACTGTGTTATATTGAATAACACCACTCCAGTTTTTACTTTCATCTTTAATGAATGCACGAAGTGTGTTTTTAATTAACTGATCATCTAGTGTAGTACTACAGTGATAATCATGTAAGATATTCATGCCACAACATGTTGGATATCCAAATAACTTGAATGACATTTTACTGTTACTAGCATATTTATCTTTTTTAGCCGTATCTTCGTCAAGGTAGAAAGAATATTCATATAATTCCTTACCAAATCCCCAACCACCGGTGTTTTTTGCTGGAACACTTTTCCAGAACATAATTGGTTTTTTAGTTGTCATTTCGATTCCATCTAGGTGCTGGATTTTTAAATTGAAAAATATTACATTGATTACTGCTGTTTTTATTTGTAAATGTATTGATTAATTCAGCATTAAATTCATCTTTTATTACTTCAATAAATGTGTTAAATTCATATTTTTCTTCGAATCCTGTGAATTCATCGTCACCAGTTTCTTCATTTTCTTCAAATATAGCTCTATTAACTGCTACTAATTGAATGTTTGGTTGAAATTTACCACCTTCTCTAGATAAGAAGTTTTGGAGCGTTTCTTTAATTGTTTGTTTTTGTAGTTTTTCACTACAAAAGAAACCAGCAAGAATAGATAATCCACAACAAGCTGGATATTGATACATATTAAAGCTAAGTTCGTCTTTATCACCAAACTCATATTTATGACTAATAGTATGATAACCATAGTGAATAGCTTTACGAGATTCTTCTAATGTATTTTCATATTCTAAACATACTGGTTTTTGTGTTGTTGTTTGTGTATGAATTTTATAGTGTGTAATTACACCAGGACCATTTGCATTTTCTGGGACACGTGTCCAGTTCCATTGATTTGCCGGAAATCCACGTTCACCTGATGGTCTGTTTATGTTTCCAAACGCAACAACTACGAGTGTTTCTGCTGTTATTCCTGTTGGATATCCCTCATTTCCGATAGGATTTTCAATCCATTCAATTTTAGGTAACCTATATGCTACAATAGCCATAGGACTATCACCTGTGTGCCAGTCTAAATCACTTGCTTGGTATATAGCGTCATATCGTACTCTTTCACGAAATCCACGTAACAATATTTGTATTTCTCCAGTTGGAATATCATCTCCTTCATGATATTCAATCCAAGGCTGTGCTTCAAATCTAGCAGTCATATTCTTTCCTTGTATTTAAGGTAGTTTCTTTTAACCTTTCTTTAATACATGCTAACGTAAAGTCTAGCTCGCCTTTTGATGCTGCCCATTCAGGATGCCATTGGAAGGCTAGTGCATTAATCTTTGGAAAGTAACAAGCTTCTGGTTCTACTTTAATTTTTTCAGGGTCAATACCATCACCAAGATAATGATTACTTAAAATATCACTACTCCAAGCCAGTAGTTCGTGTTCAACGTCCCAAGGATACATTTGTTGATGATGTACTGATGTTGTTTTGATATGCAAACCATCGTGTGTTGTTGTAATATGTTCACGAGTATGGTTAGTTACGTCTTGTACTAATTTACCACCAGCCATAGCACAAATAAGCTGAGCACCTCGACAACTTCCGATAATGAGAGCTTTTTTTGTAATTGCTTCTTCCATAGCTAGTTTTTCAACTAAGTCACGTGCAGATAATCCATCACCAACGTGGCTATGCGTGTTTTTACTGTTATAAAGGCTAGGATGGATATCGGCGCCGCCTTCAAAGTGAATAGCATCGTAGACTGTTCCAGGTTGCCAGTTAATGACTTTATCAAACAGGTCGCAGATTTCATCTGCACATCCTGTACCTAAACCAACAAGAGCTAGTGTTTTTTTATTCATGCTGGTACAAGCTCCCCTTCCGGATTGAATTTTTTGGTAATGACAGGAGCTTTTCCTGTTTCAAGAACTTGATCAATGATCATTACTGCATATGGTTTCATTGGGTTTTCTTGTGCTAGTCGTTCTGCTGCATTGCGAGCATGTCGTTCTTCAAGATAGAATTCATTAGGAATTTCTTTACGAGCATATGTTTGACCACCACGAGCACCGCCACCACCGTTGATAGTATCAAGATCTAGGCATGTAACTAACCAGATTTTACGAATTGCCATTAGTGATTACCTCTTTAATGAGTTTTGTGTAAAGATGACCAGGCATTGCGTTGCCTTTTACTAGTTTAAGGTGGTTTTTGTTACGCTCGAAACGAGCCCACAGATCCCAACCAATATCAGAGAAACATACATCGTATGTGGATTTGTTTAGTTTTTTAATGATCATATTATCTTCCGTCAAAGATTCCATTTTGTTGTGTAAATTCACTAATCTCATCGAACTCATGTTCGTCAAGGGTTATCATACTAATGATAAATGGGTTTCTATTGTGTCTTTCTTTAAATTCATGAAAGAATTGATCGAATGACATACATGCAACTATATTTAATGTTCTTCGATCTCCCCAACCCTCACTAATGTAATAGAAGGTGTCTTCAAACATTTTTATTCTCCGTTTTTAATCATTTCAAGATCTGCACTGTCAGGCGCTGGTGAAACCATAATTATTTCATCAGGCCAGCAGTATGTAATACCACCATCAGATACCCATTGAACTTTAATAGGAGCAAATCTATTTTCATGATAGTTATATTGATAATTGATTGTATCAATTACAATACCCCAGTTTTGTGGATTAACACGAGCCCAAGCATTTCCTCTGGCAGAAGTTACTATAGTTCCTTCCATAAAGCCTTGGTCTAATGCTTCTTTTTCAGCATCTAAACGCTCTGCGTGAGATAGCATATGCCCTCTAATTGCTGGCACTGGTTCTGCTTCGAAGAGTTCTGCAACAATAGGTTCTTCGATGTCAATATACAGCTCGCCACCCCGTGTGATGAAGTTTTTGCGATCTTGTTCAATTTGTTGTTCTTTGAGCTTTGCTTGGTCAATGATGACAGCAGGTAACACGATTGGATCATCTTCATCATATAAATCCTCTTTAATGTCCAACATATAATCCTAAGCAAATAGCGAGTGGTGAGAGGGTTGCGAAAACTGCGAATGCTGGCCACATGTTTGATACCAAACCATATGTTCCAAATTTCATTATCCACCAGTCACATGTTGAGAAAATTAAAGTTACCCAAAATATGTATACTGATATTAGTGCTAATATTGTTAGTACAATAACCATTATTGAGCTCCAATTACTAATAAACCGTGTCTAAATAAGCTAACTGGTTTGTTTGGGAATTTGTAGATCATAGCATTTTCATGTTTTTTAGCACGAATTACTGCACGTTCGTATGTTTTAGACGGCTTTCCAGCAATACGAGTGATTTCATTACCAAATTCATCTTCTATGATTTTATGTACGTAGAACATATTTATTCTCCATCGACATCAATTATACCACCACGAATACGGTATGGATATTCTCTGTTACGTTCAAAGCAATAACCAATACCCCCTTTTATTACATAAAATGCTTCATATTTAGTCGAATCAGTACATGAATTTAATCCTCCATGTGTTTTTTCGTATCTAATTATGTTAATTCCTGTGTCAATACATGATGAGATAGCAAATACTAGCAATAAAATGAATTCAAAAGATAGTTTCATAAATTTGCGCCCCCCTATGTAATTGTTTTGCCTTGGTTTTGTTTTAATTCAGTTTTTGACTTATAGACCAGCTTTGCTGGGCTCTATTAAAAGCTTTTAAGGTTTTAGCGCCGCAGNCCGTCGTTGTTTTTTTACAACAGTGGTATTAAAACAACAGTTAGCAGTTTATAGACTTGCTTAGGTCTGTGAATTTAGAAGATTGCTACTTCGAAGTTGTTTGCATCGTGTACAGGTGCATCTGGTGTTTTTGTAGCTGTTTTAGCTTGTGTTTGTTTTTGTGATTTCTCAGCGACTGCTTTCCATTCTTTACGCATTGATTCTACCTCATCAGCAGTATCCATTAGTTGTTGTGCTAGTGGGTTGCGATAACGGAAGGCAGTTGTTGCGATCTCTGACATCATTTGTTGTACTAAGAATAACTTAAGACCGGCATTTGCGTCTTTCATTACGGCGTTGTATGCTTCGAAGTTAAAATCTTTGCGGGTATTTGTAGTTGTAGTAGTAGTAGTCATAATAGATAATTCCTTTGTGTATATTTAATTTAAATGAGAGAGAGGGGAAACNCCCGCCTCGAAGAGGACGGCGGGTGCTTTCCACGTTTTATTCAATTTCTTCTGTTTCTAACGAAGCTGTCATAGCGTCTTCATCAAACTCACCATCTTCTTCTTCATCAGCTACATCTTCAACAAACTGACTGAATCGTGCATCATCAACCAATAGCGGTAATTCACCTGTTGGAACAAGAAAGTTAGATAAATCAGAGTTAGCTAGGTCATAGAGGTATAGATTCCATTCCCAGCCCTCACGTTTGATGATTGTAGGTGCTAGTAGTCTTTCAGGTAGTGCTGGTACTAGGATACGCCATCCGTTAACATAGGCTATATCAGATAGTCCTTCGTTAGCAGGTACTGCACAGTGGTTAATTTCTGTGTTAGGAAGTGTTTTGTTGATTAGGATATTGTAGAACATAATAGATAACTCCAGTATATAAATAAAAGAAAGAGAAGAGCGGGAGGCCCGAAAGGGACGCCTCCTGCGAAGCGACTATCAAAGATAGTGTATGTTAGTCAATTGCCAGATAGTTAAACATATTGCAAAAATTGTTACAGTGATAAGAATTGCTTTTAGGTTTGTCATAATAGACTCCATATTAAGTTGTGAACATCGAACTCGATGCCTGTAGTAGGGTATCACAACAAAGACGAGCTGTCAGGTGAAGGCGAACTAGCAAGCTTTAGACGCTTTAGCGTCGTAAATGAGCGAAGCGAATGTAAGTTGCTTGTGAGTTTTACTTGATAGGTTGGCGACTTGTGGTAACATACGTAAGACAGAGAGAGAGATACAGAGGTCGATTAGCGGTAATGTAACTGCAGTTAATTAAGCTTTTGAACTATAGCAGCGTAGCTGCTCTATTTAATTATTGTTAGTGTACCGGAGATGTAGTCGAGCGACTAGCGAGGTTACAAATGCAAAGCAAGCGAAGAGGCGAAGGCCTCCAGCGATGCGAAGCATCTAATAGTGTATAGAGTTATGATACGATTGTTACGGGGAGATAGTATGCTAAGTCATTGTATTTGTTAGTGTGTGCTAACATACATGTCAATCAAGAAGATGGCGTATGATAACTACTGTTGTTTTTATACAACACTATCATACTACTACTACTCAATGTGTTGTATTTATACCACACTTATACATAGCTATGACTCAATGTGTTGTTTTTATACAACAGTCTACGACTGTCTTACAACACTTATGTACTATACGGGTATAGGTATAGCTAGAGCATAGTGCTCTCTACTATGCGAATAGGCTGCATAGCCTATAGGGTGTGGGGGTCAGGGGTAGGCAGCAGGTCAGATATAGGGGGTGGGTGGGGCAAAAGAGAGCCTACTAGAATTTCATTTATACCACAATCCTATAATTTATATAGTTTTTTAATATAAGGGGGGATACAGAGCTTTAGAGCTGTTTTAACTCTTTATGAGGGGTAGGTATCAGATAGATACCTGGAGGGGCTTCTAGGGGCCTCTAAAGGCTTCCTATGGGTGTTGCTCGCCTAGGGGCTCGCATGGGAATGTTAATGTACTATGACAAAGGGGATAATGTTAATATTAAAGGCAACGCCTGACCCTAGGGGTCGGCGCTTAATGTTAAACGGATTAGTAATGAAGTATAGTATATATATATTATATATTATATATAAAACATATATATTAAAAACATATTATATATTATATATTATATTATATATATATTATATAAATCTTATTATATCATATTCTTGTTTAAAAGTCAATAGACATTCTTGTTATATTTATTTTGTGTTATCTATTGACAAATCAATAAAAGTGTGGTATAATATATGTATAGTAATAAAAAAGTAAAGGAACCTTCTTGTTATGAAAACAGATAAACCGTTCGGTAAAGCGTCGTTGGCCTTGTTGTCCAACGCCCCTAAGCGTCGCCGGTCTACTAAGCCCGGTACACCCAACAAAGCCTGGGCACAGTCCCAGAAGATTGAATGCGTGTTGACTTACATTGCCACAGGCAGTGAAGTAAAGACTGCGGCTGCTACGGGTATCCCAAAGAACACCATCCACATATGGCGCTATCAGCCTTGGTGGAAAGAGTTAACGCAACAGATCAGGGATGAAGAGGACGACAAACTGTCGGCTGACTTGGCTAAAATTGTAGACAAGGCAATGAATACTGTTGAGGATCGTCTTGTTAATGGAGACTTCGGATTTAACCAGAAGACTGGTGAGATCTTTCGTAAGCCTGTTAATCTTAAAGATGCTCATAAGGTTGCTGTCGATATGATTGATCAGAAACTGAAGATCCAAGGTAGAGCTGTAGAGCATACCGAAAAACTAGATACTATGAATCAGCTAGAGTTCCTAGCTAAGAAATTTGCAGAGTTTGCTACTATGTCTAAAAAGGACTTAAAGCAGGCTGTAAACCAAGATGAAGTTATAGATGTAGAGATTACCGATGCTGGTAACTAAAGATACAATCGCAGGATTTATGGGTAGTGTACTATCCTCCAGTCTTGGCGATGCGGTCTCTACCCCAGCCTGCCACTTAGAGTGGTGGGATCTATGTTGTTCACCAGATAAGTTTGTAGCTATATCCGCACCACGGGGGCACGCCAAATCAACTGCGGTCACGATGGGATATGGATTAGCTACATTACTTTTCAGAGAGCGTAAGTTTATGTTGATGGTCTCCGATACGGAGTCACAGGCATCTTTGTTCCTTGGAGCTATTAAACAACAGCTACAGGAGAATGAAACACTTATCCAACTCTTTGGAATTAAAAAGAATGAAAAGGGTCTTGTTCAGTTCCTTAAAGAGACTGAATCAGATATTATTGTTGAGTTTGATAACGGTGATAAGTTCCGTATCATTGCTAAAGGCGCTGAGCAAAAGCTTCGTGGTCTTATCTGGAACGGTTCCCGTCCAGACATTATCCTCTGTGACGATATGGAGAATGATGAAGCTGTAATGAATAGTGAACGTCGTAAGAAATTTAGAAGGTGGTTCTATGGGGCGCTTCTCCCTTGCAGGTCTGATAATGGTATTATTCGTATGGTGGGTACTATTTTACATATGGATTCTTTGCTTGAATCCTTAATGCCTAGAGAGAGCGATAAAAAGACTATTGTTGAGGGTTTAAAGACTTACTCCACTGGACGTGCATTATGGAAATCAGTTAAGTACAAAGCACACAACCCAGACTTTAGTGAGATCTTGTGGCCTGAAAAGAAATCAAAAGAAGAGCTAATGGCTTTACGTGAAGAGTATATCCGCCAGGGTATGCCTGACGTATATTCACAAGAGTACCTTAACGTACCTCTCGATGAAGCTAATTCTTACTTTAAGAAGCCGGACTTCCAGGGATTAGAAGTAGACGATAAGCATGCTAGGATCAATTATTACATCACAGCTGACTTAGCTATTTCCCAAACCCAACAAGCTGATTACTCTGTATTTATTATTGCTGGTGTAGATGAAACTAAACGTATTCAAATCCGTGATGTTATACGTCAACGATTAGATGGTCGTGAGATTGTCGACACCATACTTGCTTTACATCGACTCTATAAACCAGAAGCATTTGGTATTGAGGAGATGCAAGTCTCTAAAGCTATTGGTCCCTTCCTTCGTGAAGAGATGCAAAAGACTAATACCTATGTTAACCTCTATCCACTTAAACACGGTGGACGGGATAAGATAGCTAGGGGTCGTAGCATACAAGCAAGGATGCGTGCTAAAGGCGTTAGGTTCGATAAGAATGCTGATTGGTACCAAACCCTAGAAGACGAGATGATTCGATTTCCTAGAGATAAGCATGATGACCAAGTAGACTGTATGGCTTACCTTGGTATGATGCTTGATAAACTTATTGAAGCTCCTACTAACGATGAAGTAGAAGACGAAGAATACCGAGATGCTATGCATGAGTTCGGATATGATAGACAAGGCGCTTCAAGCGTAACTGGATACTAAATGAATAAACTAAAAGCAATATTAAAGCTTGAGGACGTTGTTGTGTGTCCTAATATAGCTGAGCTTCTCGACAAAGAGGATTTGAAGAAGATAGGTGGCGATGTCTACGACGAGTTTACTGCCGACCTTATGTCTAGATCAGCTTGGGAAAAACGAACAGAAGAGTCCATGAAGTTAGCTCTGCAGGTTGCAGAAGCAAAGTCATTTCCATGGCCTAACGCATCTAACGTTAAGTTCCCATTAATTACTATTGCTGCTCTTCAATATCATGCAAGAGCATATCCTGTTTTAGTTAACGGAGATACTCCTGTTAGGTGTCGTGTTATTGGAGATGATCCAGATGGCATGAAAGAACGCAGAGCAGAGCGAATTGAGAATCATATGTCGTACCAGATCCTTGAAGTTGATGAGGACTGGGAAGAGGAAATGGATAGGGTTCTTATCACACAGCCTATTGTTGGTTGTGCTTTTAAGAAAACATTCTTTCATCCTACAATGCGTCGTCCAGAATCAGATTACATTCTTGCTAGGGACCTGGTAGTTAACTACTGGACTAAATCACTAGAGTATGCTCCACGTGTTACACACGTACAGTATATGACAAAGAATGATATTTATGAGCGTGTGGCTCGTGGATTGTTTTGTGAAATGACTGAAGAGATGCCTGTAACGATTCCACAATCGAACCTACAGCTGACACAGAACAAAGCACAGGGCATGGAGGCTCCGCAGTCTTCAGACTCTAGTACACCTTATGAGATCCTTGAAACACACAAGTTCATAGACTTTGATAATGATGGTTACGCCGAGCCATACATTGTATGGGTACGTCGTGATACTAAACAAGTATTACGTATTGTAGCACGGTTCTTTGAACAGTCTATTGAACGTAATACATCAGGTAAGATTCTGCGTATCAAAGCAGAACAATACTTTACTAAGTTTCCTTTTATCCCTTCTCCAGACGGAGGCTTTTATGATTTGGGATTTGGAGTACTTTTGGGACCCCTTAATCAAAGCATCGATACAATCATTAACCAACTGGTTGACGCTGGTACAATGTCTAACACAGCAGGTGGATTCCTAAGCCGTGGTATTAAGATGCGTGGTGGTAATTATAACTTTGCACCTTTAGAATGGAAACACGTTGACTCGACTGGTGATGATTTACGTAAAGGCATTGTGCCTCTTCCTGTTAGGGAGCCTTCTCAAGTTTTGTTTACATTGCTTGGAATGCTTATTAACTATGGTGAACGTATTGGTGGCTCAGTTGACATTCTGGTTGGTCAGAATCCGGGGCAAAATACTGCTGCTGAAACAACAAGGACAATGGCCGAACAGGGAATGAAAATCTTCTCAGGTATCTTTAAACGTACCTACAGAAGTTTGAAACAAGAGTTCCGAAAACTATACAGACTTAACCAATTGTATCTCGAAGATGAAGTTGACTTTCAATCCGATAAGGGTGAGTTCAACATCAGTGTTGATGATTACAATGGTCCAGTAAGTGATATCAGTCCTAGTGCAGATCCTAACATCATTAGCGATAGTCAGAAGATGCAACAGGCACAAGCAATCCTGCAGTTAGCTACATCTACACCAGGCGTTAATATTCGCCAGGCACAGATCATGTATGCTAAGGCGTGGAAGGTTGCTGAGCTAGAACAGTTGCTGCCAGATCCAAAAGGTCCGAATGCAATCAAACCTCCTGTACCTGAAAAGTTACAGGTTGAGCAGATGAAGTCTCAGCTTAAACAAGCAGACATGCAAATGCAAATGAAACTTGGTATTATGAAGCTGATGAAAGATTCAGAACTTAACCAAGCTAAGATTCATAAGCTAGAAGCAGAAGCTATCCTTGCATTAGAAGAAGCGGGTGGTGTTCGTACAGGACATGACCTACAGATGCTTAATACACAGATCGCTGCTATGCGGGCAAAGAACGAAGGTATCTTATCTTCGATTGAGCTTATGATGAAGTTAACGGAAGGTGAAGACGAATCGTCTGAACCAACAGGAGAGTAATTTGAGCGTTGTAACAGAACCAGAATTCCTGGACTGGAAACAGCATCAGATCACGGGAGCCTTTATGAAGGCTCTTTTTAATGATCGAGAGTATCTAAAGGAAATGTTAGTTGGCGGTACTGAAGATGATAGTAATCTTCGTGGTCGTATTGCAGCAGTTAGCATGATCCTGTCTCTTGATTATGAAGGTCTGATGGATAGTTTAAGGAATGATAGATGAGTAATTATACAGGGATCACTCCCATATTAAATCGTATTTTGATTAAACCATTAATTGTAGTTAACCAAACAGCCAGCGGTATTATCGTATCTACTGAAGGTATGAGCGAACGTGAGCAGTTGGGTAATACAACAGGTGAGGTCATTGCAATTGGTCCTGAAGCCTTTGACGGTAAGTTTGTTGTTAAAGTTGGCGACAAAGTAATCATGGCTAAATATGCTGGTTTAATGTATGCAGGTAGAGATGGTAATAAGTATAGAATGATTAACGATGATGACTTGACTGGTATCTTAGATCCAGACATGGACTTAGTTGATCCACATTTAAGTAAGGGTATTAAATAATGAGTGATGATGTAATTAATAATCAACAAGAGCCAAATCACGTTGAACCACAACAACCAGACTATGCTGCTGAAGCTAGTGCACAGGGTTGGGTAGCAAAAGAAGATTACCGTGGAAGCGAAACGGATTGGGTAGATGCTGAGACCTTTGTCAAACGAGGCAAAGAGATTATGCCTATTCTCCGTAAGAACAACGAGAAGCTGCTCAAGGAACTTAAAGAAGCACGGGCCATTGCTGAAGAAGCAAGGACAACTGCTAAAGAGTTCCAGAAGTTCCAAAAGGAACAGTATGAACGCAAAGCTAAAGATCTTGAAATTCAGTTAGGTCAACTGAAGCAAGCTAAACGAGAAGCAGTCTCCAGTGGAGATGGCGATCGTGTAGTTGAGATCGATGATGCAATGGACTTGATTAAAGAGGATGTGGCTGCTGCGAAAGCAGAAGCTAATCGTCAACCAGAACCTACTCCACAGGCTGCTCCAGCACCTGATGAGAATCTACAGATATGGTTAGACAAGAATCCTTGGTTTGGTCAAGACAAGCGAATTACAGACGTCACTAATGCACTTGGTAAATCAATTACCGAAGAGTTCCCTGCCCTTAAAGGTAAGGCATTCTTAGACAAGTTAGATGAAGAGTTAGCACAGACATACCCAGATAAGTTTGGTAAGAAGACCCGCCCTAATCCTATGGATGGGGGATCAACTTCCGCATCTGGTCGTCCTGTCAGTTCTAAACGATCATATGAGAATCTTCCAGCAGAAGCTAAGGCTGCCTGCGATCGGTTCTTAAAGCAAGGGTTAATTAAAAGTAAAGAAGCCTATGTCGCTGAATACGACTGGTCAGAATAAACAAGAGAGAAAGAATATGACAACAGATAAAAAAGTAACAGTTGAAGAGACTGTAAAGGCAGCACCAACAGAAGTCAAGACTACCCCAGTGTCTACTGAGAAACCGGTACGCCGAAATCGTGGAGCGTTTAACGGGACACGTGGTAAGTTGCAAGTAGGACATCTCATTACGGGATATCACTTGTACTTTTTTAATGATGAGCCTGGTCGCATTCAAGCGGCCCTTGATGCTGGTTGGGAATTCGTTTCTCCCGAAGAGGTAGGTTATGCATCAACTAACGTAACTAGTACGAACGTTGATCTTGGAGATAGAGTAAGTGTTATTGGATCTAAAAACGACATGGGTGAACCAGTCAAACAAATCTTGTTAAAGATTAAACAAGAGTGGTGGGACGAAGACCAAGCCGAGATCCAGGCACGAAATGACAAGACTGATACTTCTATTCGCAGAGGTAAAGGTGGTACTGGTGTAGATACTACAGGTTTCTACAATGCTGGTATTAAATACTAATCTTTAAACTTATTGAAAGACTTTAAATGGCAAATCAAAACGCCCCTCGTGGTCTGAGCCCAATCGGTACTATTACCGGTGCAGCTTGGAATCAGCAAGGCCAAACGTTCGCAATTGCTAGTGATGCTTCTAACACTTACGCCGTTGGCGACATTGTTAAGCTTGCTGGTGGTTCCGATACAAACGGCACTGCATATGTAACTAAAGCAGCTACTACCGATATCCCTGTTGGTGTTATCGTAGGTTTCCGTGTAGCAGACTACGGAGTATCTCTCCAAGGTACTAACCTTAACTTAACACAGACATATCTCCCATTGAGCTCTGGTCTACGTTATGCAGTTGTAGTAACAGATCCAAATGTAGTATTTGAAGTTGAAACAGATGCAACCGGCGTAGCCGCTGCAAACGTAGGCTCGAATGCTCCTTTGACTATTACAGCTAACCAAACAACTTTGGCAACTTCCAGCCCACTATCAAACACTGTGTTGAATAGTTCTGGTATCATTGCTCAAGGCACAACTGGTTCTTTAGCATTGCCTCTGACTATTATCGGCGTAACGCAACGTGCAGATAATTCAGTTGGTGCTTATGATAACGTACAAGTTATCTTTAATCGTCACCAATTCAAGCAAGCCCAAGGCACTGCTTAATAACTAGCTAACAAAGGAATCAAAACATGGCAGGAGTAATCACAACCGGTACCCATCCAAAGGCCCTATGGCCTGGTATTAAAGCTTGGTGGGGACAAGTATACGAAGAGCATCCAGAAGAGTATTCTTCACTCTTTGATAAAGACACATCACATCAAAACTACGAAGAAGATGTCCAGTTAACTGGCTTCGGACTCGTTCCACAAAAAACTGAAGGCGCTGGAGTAACTTATGACTCTGAGATCCAAGGCTTTACAACTCGCTACACACACGTTGCATACGCTCTTGGTTACATCGTAACTAAAGAAGAGTTAGATGATAACTTGTATGAGCAAGTATCTAAGAAGCGTTCTGGTGCATTGGCAATGTCTTTCCGTCAAACGAAAGAAAACGTAGGTGCAAACATCTACAACCGTGCCTTTACAACCGGTACTAACCTCCAGTATGCTGGTGGAGATGGTGTAGCACTTTGCTCCACAGCTCACCCAAATACTTCAGGTGGAACATTCTCTAACAAGTTAACAGTTGATGCTGACTTGTCTGAGGCTTCATTAGAAGATGCAACTATTGCTCTTATGGGCTTCCAAGACGATCGTGGTCTCTTGATCAATGTAATGCCAAAATCATTGCACATTGCTCGTCAAGAAATCTATAACGCTGGTCGTATTTTGAAGTCTGTATCACAGCCAGGTAATGCAAACAATGACTTGAACATTCTCAAGGCAAACAATGTATTCCCAGGTGGTGCAGTAGTTAACCATTACTTCACAGCTCCTCATGCTTGGTTCATCCGTACTAACGTACGTGATGGTATGAAGTACTATGAGCGTGTTGGTATTCAATTCGATCAAGATAATGATTTCGATACCATGAATGCAAAAGCAAAAGGTTACGAGCGTTATTCATTCGGTTGGACAGATCCACGAGCTATCTTTGGCTCTAACGGTCCTTAATTTTAACTAAGTTCCAATGACGCCCTTCGGGGCGTTGTTCATTCAACGTCAAAGGAATAAATATTATGGGTACACCTACCCGCCTCACACAAGGTTTATCATCTCAAGTTAAAGGTTCTTTAACAGGTGACTTTCCTTTCTTAGATCCGTTCCACACTAGCTCTACTAGTGGTAAGGACGTATTTCAATATACAAACGACTTTGCCGATTTAGGCAACACTGCTTCTCGCACAATCACTGGCTCTGGTTCTACCTTTGCTCTTGTTGACGGTGTTGGTGGTATTGGTACGTTGACTCCAGGTGGTGCAACCACAGCGTCATCCGTCTACCGTACTGCTGCTGCATTTCAGTTTATCTCTGGTAACCGTTTTTGGTTTGTTCATCGTGTTAAAGCATCTGCTGTAACAGGCAACCAAGTGCTTTCATTTGGTGTCTCTGAATCAAGTGCTGGCACTATTGCAACTACTGATCGTCTGTACTTCAGCAAAGCTGCTGGTTCCACATCTCTTAATTTAATCTCTGTTGTTAATAGTACTGCCACCACTTTGGTGACTGGCGTAACAACATGTGCAAATAATACATGGATTGATGTTGGCTTTTATTACGACGGTACTGATTTGTTAGTGTTTGCTGCTGACGCTTTAGTGGCTCGTGTATCTGCTCCGACAATCGGTGCAACTGGTACTACTATTACTAACGCATTGTTGACTCCATTTTTTGGTATCACTCCTGTAGCTACAGAAACAATGTCTATCGATTACGCCTTGATCGCTCAAGAAACGACTCGTTAATAGGGGGTTACTATGGCAAACGTAGTTAACACTCAAGTGTTAGTTGATGGTGCTCGTAACACTGTTATTAAAATTACCGGTGTACTAGATACATCTAACGTGTCTACAACAACTATTGT